GCGTTTTTTAGTATGATTTGACAGTCGATTTTTGCCATCCTATGACGGTGTTGAACAATACCCCCGTACGTGTTTTATGACACTTTCGTCACGTATTTCATTAAAAAACGCACGTTGTTAATCCAAAATGTGTCAAAAGTGACATGAATCGACCCAAAATTCCGGGGTTGTATACCACATGCCCTAAAGGGGTCGCCTGACACGGACTCCGACCGGGGGGTTGTTTGCACCCTGGTGCCACCTGTAAATATAATCTACAGTAACAAGTATGCTTGTGTTGCTTGTGATTGTCGCCCTGATGGTGTTGTTTATCCACCCTACTTCCGGGGGAGGAAGACGGGAAGAGTACAGGGATGTGTCACAGGGCACTATTTTCATCAGTATTGCGTCCTACAGAGACCCAGATTGTATCAGGACGGTACGGGATGCATTAGACAAGGCCGACCACCCCGAGCGACTGTTCTTTGGAATATGCCAGCAGAATCATGAGGGACATCCGGAAGAGAACTGTGTGCCTCACACCCTCAAATACAGAGACCATATCCGTGTGATTACCCTGCCCCACCTCAAAGCACGAGGGCCTGCGGTGGCCAGATACTACTGTAGCACACTGTATAGAGGCGAGACGTATTTCATGCAGATTGATTCCCATACAGTGTTTGTGCCTGGATTCGACCGCATTGCCATCCAATCCCTCCATGCATGCCCCAATCCACGCCGCTCTGTAATCTCGTATTATCCCCATGACACCAAGACCAACTCCCTGGATGTGGACTCGGTGCCGGTGCTGTGCAAGAGCAACTTCAATGATCAGGGGATGATCTATTTCCAGGCTGCCACAGAGTCTCGTTCATCGACAACACCCAAAGAAATTCCATTTTTGGCAGGAGGCTTTATGATGGCATACGCCTCTCTGCTCAAAGACGTGCCCTTCCAATCTGACCTGGACATGCTGTTCACTGGGGAGGAACTGTTGTATTCTGCCCGCGCCTATATTGCAGGGTACTCCTTCTATGCGCCCATGAAGAATGTGTGCTTACATTATTACACCAGGGAAGATCGAGCCAAGTTCTGGGACGACGTACCCTCCTACAAGGAGCAGCAACAGAAGACCATGAAGAGAGTCATTCAAGATCTGGGTCTGGATGGCCAAGGGGGGAGACTGCCTGCCAAAGAGCGTACCCTGGCACAGTATTTGGAGCATGCCGGCATCCACCCTGGCCAAAACAAGACCACCACCGAATCGAAATTCTGTAACCAAAAAAAATAGTAACGTACAGTAGTAATGTCATCCCCCTTTGCCAACAAGGAAGATGCCACACAGGCCATGCGCGAGTTGGTGATGAAATATTACAAGACCGAAACAGAAGATATGTTACGTGGGAAACAATGGTGGAGGAAAAGTGGAGAATTTTTGGAAGCCAGCAGTAAAATTATGTCCGGTGTCGCATCCATCCTGGCCTTTGCTGCCTCCTCCAACATCTCTCTCCCAGTCAGTGATGCCTTGGCATTCAGCAGTGGGTGTATAGGGACGTTCAGTTTGGTGATTCTTACATTTTCGGCATATGCCAGCAAAGAGAGCCGACAACGTACCACGGACCTGAATAAATTGCTGGAAAAATTCAACATCACCCCTGTCCCACTCTTGTCTGCAGGCACAGAAATAGGGGAAGCAGGGGCCCCTGGACCGTCCACAGCCGTCTAAAGAGACGGTCCACAGCGGTCTAGAATGAGTATGTATTCTACAGAGGATCAAAGGCAACCTGGTCTTGGGCCAAACGGATGCCACGAATCACATCTTGTTGCAGAGCCTCATCTCGTTCTACCTGTAGATTCCTCCTCAACAAAGGGGCCTGGAAGAATTCCTTGGTGATCTTTTGGCGCCCCATCCCGTTGATGTAGAAGTATTCCTGCATCTTATCTTTAAACGTGCTCAGTAGCACATAGGACCCCTCCTCAAATATGATCTCCCCAGAATCCAGGAAGGCTTCCAAGGGCTGGATGGATGCCAATAGGTCTTGGGACGTCTTTTTGAAGTAGGCAGGAAGTAAATGCCAGATATTGCTTCTCCCATGCACTTCTGCCGTGGTCCGGTACGCCCTATTACACTTGACCAAAATATCTGGCAACTCTTCTCTCAACAAATCCTGGAGGTTACCCACACAATCCTCTGCCCGCACTGGTTTATGGAAATCAAACAGTACCATACGTCTCTGAATCGATGCACTATTATCTCTCCAGTTGGGGGCTTCGTTACCCGCAAACACACCTGGTGCTTTCCAAATCACCGTCTTTGCCACCTTGTTCTTTCGATTGATGGTGACCTACATAAACAAACAGACATATGTCACACACTCCTAGACATGTCACAAACATATCTATACATACCTCCTCCCCAGATATCATGCATTGCAATTCAGCCTGCAAATACGATATGTAACAATGAATACATTCTTCTACATAGACCAATGTGCAACCAACGTACCTGATCCAATTGCATATCTGATTTGATCTCTGGTGCTTTGAAAATATACTTCCCCAACAGGGCAGACAATCCAAACTTTCTCTCAGAGTTGTTGCTCAGTGTACCAACAGACTTGCTCTCGTAAAATTCACCTGCTAATTGACAGATGGTGGTCTTTCCAGTACCTCCATATCCCTTGAGATAAATAGCACATTGCCAATTATCCCAGGTATTGATATCATAGATCATTCTGCCCAGCAAAATATACATCCAATCCTTGGCCTCGCCTGTAATGTCCTGATACTCTAAAATATGATCCAAATGGGGCGTCTCAATGTCCCTCCAATCAATGACCTCTTCGTATGGATCGAACATCACCCCTTTGAAATGCTTGGCAGCCACACCTTCCACACACCCTTCAATGCCACCCCATTCCAAATACTTGTGGAAAATCATGTTCTCGGCATCGTACAGACCATTCTTGAACGAAAATAAACACCTATTACGTTGGAGGAGGGGCAGTTGATGGTCCTTGGTGACCGTGAGATGCTTGATACAAAAGTCCTGGTTGGACCCAGAGGAGGTCAGGTTCTGCCACTGGGTGAAATCATGCTCCTTTCCCGTCTGTTCCATGACCCACTCCTCCAATGTGGAAAGGTATTCGTAGGCATACTGATTCATCCGTTTATTCTCCATGATGGGAATGTATACATTACACACCTGGTCTTCCTCCAGTTTCATGAGTCGCTGCTCAAAGGCACAATCCAATAGATACAGCAACAGGTTCTGTGCGGGTTTCATTTGCCCTCCTGACATCCTATCATACCACCCGAACCGGTGCATGATTTTGTTCAATTCGTCATCCAGGTCCTCTGAAATATTGGTGGCAGCGTACCGGCGCTCGTTGACCATGGATGCACTGAAAATGTACATGACCATCTTTCTCATGTTGTACATCTTCTCGATGATATCCATGATGGTCTGAAGCAGCGCCGTGTGATTCAACGTCAACGTGATCTCTAGTCCCATGAAACGCAGTCTATCCTCATCATCATTGTTCAGAACAGGCTCGTCATCCACCGTGTCTTCCCTGCTCAACAGATTGTGCAGCCTCATGGTGTGGAACAGGTTCACCGCCTCTCGTTCCATGGCATTGGTCTTCAGAATAAGGTCCTGGACATCGAACTCTCCATTGCTACACAGTGAGGTGTGGATGTCATGGATGCCATACACCTGCATGACCATCTCCAACAGTTCATATGGGCTCTGAGATGTATTTGGATTCCAGGTGTCCACCATCTTTTGCAGTTCGTACAGGCACTCCACCTTATCCATGCTCTGGTACTTGTTCTTGATTTTATCGGCCAATTCCTGATCGATCTCAGCAAACGTTTTGTTGGGATCAATGACAAAGAAGGTATCGTCCTCATGCCTGTCTGGCGAGTCGGGTGGCGCTGGTGCCTGATCATCCCCACCATCAGGAATATCCATTTGCGTTTCTTGACATATAATATCGTCGTCTTCTAGTGGGTGGAATTGGTGCTCCCGTTCCATTTCCACGGCCTCATCGATCATAAAGTCGTCCATACCTGCTTTCGAAAGTACTACGTTCCGGGGGTTGGACTATTTACCTAGTTTACTACGGGTTTGGACCATATAAAAAAAAGTTTTATATATATTTATATAGTATAAGAAGATGGATTTACAGAAGACGGTGTTGTTTAAATACACATACATCAGACCGGTTCAGGCAGCGATTGCCATCAGAAGATCCCGCAAGATCTGCCAGAAAGGGGAGTACTTGGACTGCTGCTGCGAGCACTTCAAAGTTATGGAAATGACCCAAGCCTTTGCCCAAGCCTTCAATAATCCAAATCTGGCTGATCCAGATATCTTCCTGCAATCTGTGGATAATGCTATCAGGGAGAAAATGCACGACTGACCAATTCAGCAATCTTTTCAGGCCTCAATTCTTCCAGCAAACTTCCCAGGGATGGAAACATCTCTTTATACGCTCTGATATTGTGTCTTGCACACTGTCTCATACCATGGCGTATATCACCACCCAGGTCTGTGAGATTTCCAAATGTGACCCTGGTCTTTCCACACAACCACGTATCTGACACACAACTGAGCATACCTTTCATCCTCCTCCTCACACCGGGATACGCAAATGTCTTCAGTGGATCTAATATCTTATGCGACTGGTGCGCCGGGAAGGCCTTTTCCCAGAGGCCTATAATGACTGAATACACCTGGGCAACCTGGTCCACACACACCCTCTCTGGGATATCTGGATTGGCAAACTTTGTCATGAGGACAGCAAACATCTTCATATCGTTGAATGTTGATGGTACCAGGGTCATATCATATGTATACTCCTTCAAACCCTGCTGTTGTTGTTGGTACGGAGTTGTGCAGTGCTTATGTTGCTGTTGGACCAGAACACGAGCATCCACGAGGACGTTGCACATGCTGTACACATATTGAGAAGCAAAATAGCGTCCAACTGTGATTGTCACAAACACCTGATTCACCCACGGATTGCTCGCAACATATGGTGGCAATGGTGCGTCAAAAAAAATAGGATGTGGAGGTCTGTGTATGATGGAATCCAAATCCTGGTGTACAAGTCCAGCAAAAGACATATGTATTTTGACGGGCAATTTGTGCATTGTTGTAAACACACGTTTCATCGTATACAACGTCTCACAGTACGTGTTCAGACGTGTGGATGTGGCACGTGTCAAAGCACCCAAGGCATTTAATTCAGCATCCATCTTGACCTCTCACAAATACACAAAAAAACAAAACAGAACGAATCATAAAACAAAAACATATAATTGTTGTTGTTGTTGTTGTTGCTGTTGTTGTTGTTGTTGTTGTTGTTGTATTTCGAAAGACAATGGTCCGTGGACCCACATCTTTGCGAGATTCATCTGTGTATCATGGACACTTTGGGCGGTGCCTTGGTCCGTTGCTTTTTTTTATCGGGATCGTCATAATCTTTATCGTACTTCAGTTTATGATACCTCCACATGGCTGAGTCTCCCATCTTGAATTTGACATTGGGGTTGGTGACTCGATACCAGAAGGCACATTCCTCTAAATTATTGGATGCCTTGGTCTGGTCAATCACCAGCCAGCCAAAGTTCTCGGTCACCGCATCCAAGGTGGCACAGAACTCTGGAAACGTTGGAAAGATGCCCCCAAACGACTTCCACAACCTCTCCCTGTTCTGCCGTACCACATCCTTGCCAATAAAGACCACATCAATATTACTGCGCAAATTTGGCAAAAGATCATAAGCCCATTGATTTGTTATGATACTAAAGATATTGTAATGTCTACCATTGTAGAATAACTCAATGACCTTCTTTTGCTTCCATTGTGCCTTGTTATACATGCAATCGTCCAGCACCAGGAAACACTTTTCGTTCTTGAGTCCCTTCTTCTTCAGAAGTTTCTGCCTGTCCATGAGGCGTTCCAGGATCTTGATATCGAATTCATTGTAAATAAAGAGATCGGGAATGAAGTCGCCGTAAAATGAATTGCTCTCTTCCGTGGCACTCACCGCAATACCTTTCGAAATATGACGCTTGTGATACAGCAGGTCTCTGACTAACGTTGACTTCCCAGTCCCTCTTTTTGCGACGATGCAACAAATTCGTGTATCTTCCACCTGGTTAATATCGAATTTCTTCAGCGATATCTGCATTACTATCGATGACGAAAAAAATACATGTAAAAAAACATCATGAGAAACATGGCAACTTCAAAGCGGTCTGCCTTACAGTTCTGAGCACATCCGTGAGCAGGTCAGACTCCACCAGCACCAACAGTTTCTGCAGGGTGGTCTGGCTGATCAGGTCGTCCGGAGTTCCATGAAGCCCATCCTTTCCAGCGGCTATGGTTCGCAGTACGTCCGAGACGCTGACATCGGTGCCTTTGCACAGTCTGTAGGCCTGTTTAGCAATCAGGATGGCATTGTCCTGATGCCTCATGTACGGCGTCAATTTCTGAATGATTGTATCCATTTATACCTATTGTACATACATTTTTTTAGGGTTCACACACTCGGGATGAATTGCCAATTCAGTATGTCACAAATTTTCTTCCAAATCACGTCCTGGAGGTACAGTTTCTGTCTGTCCTTGAGAAGGGTACAGTACTGCAGCAACTCATCCCTGCCCAACAGTTGGAAGAATTTATACAAGCAATAGGAATAGGACAGAAAATTCTTGCGTTTAGTGTCCTTGATGGCGGTTTCGAAGGGTTGTTGGACCATGTAAAACATGTGTTTGAGTTGCTGCTCCAGTTCTCGACTAAACCGAGGAGGCTGCTTCCCCAACAGTTTCATGCAGATGGCATTGGAGTGATCGTATAAGTGGGACAGGCGCAGTTTTTTGAGGTAACTTCTCACTTTGGCGGGAGTGATGGTCTTGATCCGATTCTTTTTGACCTCAGAACTGACCGCATCGAGCACGTCCTGGGGGATATCCACCCCCTCCTTGCACTGGATACTGCTGAGGTACTCTTGGAAATGAGACGACCTCTTGTACGAAAAGGACGTCACCGATTGCATACTGATTTCCTCGTTGTAGGACAGATTGGCTTCCGACAACCCCAGGTAGGGAGCCGAGACGCCACAGTTCTGGCAGATGGTGCTGCTCTCCCTGGCGTTCACCACCAAGGGGACATTGCATTCCCGGCAGGTGAGGGTCTGATGCTGCTGTGACTGTCGAAGGATAATGTTACTGTAACTGGACTCGTCTTTTTCCACGAAAGCCAAGTACTTATTGAGTACATCCTTCTTGTTGTCTTTGGACGTGACATTGATGAAGGTATCCAGGCTCTTATTGCCAGAGTCTTTGACCTTGATGTTCTTGTCTTTGACCTTGTATTTCTTGGGCATCACCCCCCCACCTTCCCTCTGTCCTTCTTCTTCATCACGACTGCTGGTATCGAATCCCGTGTACTCTTTGATGTAGGGAATGGTGTCGAGGATGTATTGGATCTGGTCGTCCTCCTTTTTGGTCAACTTTTT